GGAGAATTACCTAACTTGGGAGAATGTTACTTGGTGCGCCTTGACGGAAAAAGATCGAGTTTTATCACACATACCGTAGACGAGTTGGAAAAAATTCCTACCAATACAGTGGACAAACCTGCACACTACAATCAGGACGAAGCTATCGAATGTATAGATGCCATCCGGGCTGCGCTAGGAGACGAGTTTCCTGCATACTGTTTGGGTAATGTCATGAAGTATACGTGGCGCTACAAGTACAAGAATGGTATTGAAGACTTGAAAAAAGCTCAGGTCTACCTAGGGTGGGCAATCGACAGCCTTGACGACACTGATTCCAAGGACTAAAATTACACCACAGAAATGTATTGAGGGCGAGGAAAGAATGAAGGCATATGACGAGGGCTACAAAGACTTCAAAAGGGGTCAAATCTCAAACCCCTACAAACCAAACACCAACCGACACCGAGACTGGCAACACGGGTTCAACCAAGCCTACTTCGCAAACCTCGACAAAGTTAAGTCTAGAGAGCGAGGCAAAGCAGTATCGCAAACGTAGGCAGATGAAGCCTAAGCCCATGACTTCTCGCATCTATCTTGCAGGTCAGGCAATGGCGGCACTGATCGTCAAGACCAACGGCTCTGCAAGGATGGAAGATGTGCGACGAGAGGCATACGAGTGGGCAGAGTTTATGCTAGACGACGACTAAGGGGGCCTCGCGGCCCCCTTTCTTTTTGTTAATCCAGACTGAGTTCTCCGTAGAAAATGTCGTCATACCTGTCTAAGAAAAACTTGATCTTCTCCAGCTTTTCAAAGCCACCTTCTTGTTTGGCAATCTCACTCATAGACCCCTCATAGCCAAGAAAGTCTCTCACCTTTGCAACCTTTTCCTGATCCTCTCGGGAAAGCATACGCAAGGCATCAAGTGTTGCCGGACGACCTTGGACCTCCATCAACTTATTGACACGTTCCCTGACCCTCTTTCGGATAGAGTCGAGAACCCTTTCTTTTTCTTCTGTCGTGGAGTCAAAGTAGTCAGGATTTGCTCTAAGCGCCCGAAGAGATTCTTCCTCAAAAATGGGAGCGGCAATCTGGTCCATGTAGTTTTTAACCTCGGGCGGGCCTCCCCAACGAACAGCGCGCCAGCTAGGACGACCAGCAGAATTGTGCATAGCTTCTGCGATGTTGATAGAACGCACAGTCCTGTTACCAAGAACCTGCCTGCCAATGTCAGGAGTGTCCTCCTGTCCCTTCAAGGGACTTGCTCGAACAGGCACATCAGGTGCAAGACCCTCAGGAAGAAGGTTGTTGATGTACCGAGTGCTTTCGGCAAAGATACCGGGACCTTGCTGTAGGTCAGGGTTCATGTTCCCATCACGGGCAAGACCAACTGCCAAGTTCACAGGATCGAGAGGCCGGGTAACACCTTGGAGCGTACGGTTTAGGATTGCGCCGGTCAACTCCCCTGCAAACCTTTGAAGGTCGGGGTCATCTTGGAAGTCTGCAAAGGTTTGTTGGAGGCCGCTAACCACGCTTTCGATATCCCGAACTGCCTGAGTCGGACCCGTCTGGGCCACAACTTCTGTCAGCAGACCCTCGGGGACCTGTGTCATATCAAGCTCAAGGTCCCCATTCTGGATACCCTCTCGAAGCCAAGCAGACAGGTCGTCTATCTCGGAGAGGTCACGATCACCAACGTAGGCGTGGGCAATTATTTGAGACATACCTTCAAGAACGGGGCGGGGCCAGTCATACCGAGTGTCTCGGATAGTCCCGTCAGAGTCCATTTGCTGGTTGTAAGCAAGACCGTTCTGGATTCGCTCCATTGCAGTAGGGACACCAAGAGCAACAGCAGACCAACCTGTGGCGGCTTTACCTGCAAGCTCTCCGAAGTCCATGTCAACGTAATCTACAGGTTTTCCTCCAATCTTACGGGCAGTGTAACGAAGCATGTTTGCACCACTCAGGTCCCCCATAGTTGCAACAGCGGTGTTGAGGAAGGAGCCGAACGGAACAACAAAGCCAAAGGCACTCCGGTTGGTAAACTCCTCCACACTCTTTGCGACTGCCCGCATACCGTTACGACCGGGAAGAGTGGACCAGTTGACCGAGGCGGTCTCACGAAGGGTGCGTTGAACAGACCTGTCAAGAACGTCCTGAAAGGTCTCGGAAGACATCTCTGCCATAATGTCTGGCCGGGCATAGAACTCGGAAGGGTTTACCCCGTAAGTTCTCATAATCTGCGTGTCGAGGTTAGCTGCAAAAGCCCAACGCTTTGTCAGTTCATCCTGTAGGCGTACCAGTGTAGCAGCTTGTGCGCCTTTGGTAACACCATCCACACCCCTTGCAAGTACGTTGTTGGGGTCTAGGTTAAACTGAGACAACGCCTCTCTTGTGCCTCCGTCACCAGAGATGTCTCGGAACAGCCGTTCAAAGTATTCCGGGTTTTGATCTAGCACTTTGTTTGCATAGTCAATATCAAGGTCGGGCGAGATAATAGCAGCACCACGACGCAGGGGGGCCATCAAGGAGCCCCAAGCTTTGTTGCCGTAGATAACAGCCTGCTCAGGGTTCCTAGCCAGTTTTGAGAAACCTGCCTGAGAGGCGTAGACTGCGGAGGACATAAAGTCTGCAACTGTGTCAATCGTGACAAGCTGTGCGAAACCTTTGAGGTTAGCTCCGGTTGTTGCAAGGTGGCTGGTAAGAAGACGCTTGTACACAGAAAGGCCAAACTGCATCACCTTAGTTTCTTCAACCTTACCCATACCCGCAGCGACACGAGCAAGTTCCTCACCCTTGAGTCCGGACCTTTCGAGTTGAGACAGGGTACTCCTAATTTGGCCAGTCTGACCAAACTCAGAAGACCTGCGGATGAAGTGTGCAGAGAGGCCTTCTGCCGTGTAGTCTAGGTTCAGCTTTCTGCCTGTCGCATCCTCAAAAGTTTTGATAACTGTCTCCACAGTTTCATCGTCCAACAGTTTAATAGCCTCGCCATAGATGCCCGAAATAGTGTTATCTTCTAGCATGGTCCGGTGGACCACAAACCCCTCGTCTTTAAGGATGTTGTAAAAGCCACCCAAGTCCTCAGAGTACCCACGTTGCATGATAGTCTGAAGAGGGTTACCCTTACCTTCGACAGGTTTGCCAAACAGGAAGTAACGCTCAAACACGTTCATTAGTTGATCGTCAGTAAGTTCTTCACCTTTCTCGCTGACAACACGACCTGCCTCAACCTTAAGTTTTTCCCACGACTCTAGATTAGAGGTCAGGTCGGGACCGAACTTACTACGAAGCTTTTCCCCAAGGGAGGAAGTATCAACACGACGTGTAATTTGTTTCCAAGCCTCGTCTGCTGTCTGTTCTCCCATAGCTTCATCAAGCTCAACGTAGCCTGCAACAGTGTCTTTAAGAAGGTCACTCTTACGCAACGTGCCAATACCCTTGATGCCACCCAACAGAGCCGGGATCGCCATAGTTCCAGCCGCAGCGAGGGCAGTCTGTGCCCCACTGTATTCCTCTTGGGCGTCTGTTCGGATAAGCTGGCTCTGGTAGGCAATGTCAGTCCCCACATTGATAGCAAGGTCAGGGGCCATGTAGGGGGCGGCACGGGCAGCAGTACCAACGGCAGTGGCAGCAGCTCGACTGGTTGCACCTTTTTGTAGCATCCTCTGGTAAGCGTTGACCATAACTTTACGGGCAGCCGAAGTACCGGCTTTTGTACCGCCCATAGAAATAGCTTTGCCAATACCCAAGGAGGCTAGGGTAGCCGGGTCGTAAACTACGTTGCGGGCATAGTCCCACACCGCATCCCCCATCTCCCTCCAAGAGCCTTCACCAGTAATGGCGTTGTCCATAGCGCCGAAGGCCAGATAGCCTGCACCCAACTTTGCCAACGTCTCGTCGTCTTGTCCGAGGGAATACCCAATCTCGTTTGCAGTCGTAACTGTTTGGCCCACGTTGAAGGACCGTTGATAGTTTTGCCACTCTTCGAATACCTCTTCAAAGGGGCGTTGACGGAAATCACCGGCAAAGGTTGCACCCCCGGCAAGGCCAGTTGCAATATCACGGGCACGGCGACTTAGGCCACGACCTTTGGCAGAGCGAGCCTCAAGGTTTTGGTAGACAATCTCTTGAAGGCGTTCGTCCTCTAGAAAGTCTTCTTTAACCAGCGGCCTGCCGTAATCCTCAAGGACACTGTTTACGTCAATAAGACCTTGTTGGGATTGGACCGTCCGGAAACGTGGCTGACTGTCACCAAGTCCAGACAGGCTAAGGCCTTCTCGTTCTTGTGTTTGTTTTTCCCCTCCGGTGATGGAGGAGAGACTAAATCCGTCTGCCATTTAATTCCCTTAAGGCTCGATAGTCACATACCTGTTCTCAGGCTCATAGAAAATAACATCTCCGACACGAATAACCCCTAGGTCTGCAAGGTCACGAATCTGCTGTTCGGAGGAAACTCTGATGCCAGTACGACCGAGGTTCTCTTGGAAGGTGGGGGCAAGGGTAGAACGGTCAAAGCTTGGGAAAG